TGCCTTGGGCTTTGCCTTTTCGCTTGGCGGCAGTGGTTCGGGCGTACTCAGCAGGGCTGAGAGCTTTAATCGCAGCCTCTGGTAGATATCTTTCACCCGTATCAGAAGATCGTTTACCACTCTTAGTCCTCCATTTCTGGGCAGTCCATGCCTTCAAGGATTGCTGCGGGGCTTTCATGACGTATATCCGCCGCCTTTTTCCTTATACCGCTTAGCCAACAACTGCGCCTTACGAGCCGACCATTGACCTGCCGCCGTGCCCTGAACAGCACTATTCTTGATGCTGTTGAACAATGCTTTACGCATACTGGGCTTGGTGTAGTTACCGGCTTGGTTGACCTTGCTCTCGCCGCCTTCTTTGAAAGTACGGATGGGCTTGCCCGTCCCGATCACAGGCTTTTTATCCCCGCGCCGCTTAGCACGGGGGATCTTTTTAGGGTTAATGTCACCCATGCCTCGGGACGCCATCATCAGACAATCTTCCCGCGAGTCTTGCCTTTAACAGCACAGCCGTCAGCACGTTTGGAAGCGGAACCACCTTCCGAGAACTTCTTAAATCCGTACTTAGGACCGAACTTCGGCATCCGACGCTTACTCGCTTTGAGCATACCGCCTTTTTTGAAAACGCCTCGGCCTTTCAAAACGTCAGCACGAGTAACTTTGCCGTCACCCGTCAGATCAGGCATGCCGCCACCGGCTAACTTTTTTTCTGACTCTTCATCCGGCATATCAAGGCTTTTGCCCGGTGCTCGCACCGCAGCCATGTAAATGCCACGAGGACTAGTTGGGCCGATTGCCTTACGAGTCTTAGGACCACTGCTCATTAGCATTTACCGCCGTAGTTCATACGAACCATCTTGCCCTTGGTCTTGCCCTTGCTGGCAATACCGTCAGCTGCACGACGATAAGAGCCGCCAACCGAGCCACCCTTAGCAAAACGAGTATTACGTTGCTGGACGGGGCCTTCATCTTGGAACTTGGGTGGTTTGAACGGAAGCGGGGCAGGTTCTCCACCCATCGCCATTTTCTTGACGCCCTTCTTTTTCATGAAGGCCACTTCTTTCTTCATCATTGCCTTGGTGTCGCCCCCCTTCTTCATTCCCGGCGGACGAGCCATAGCACGGCCAACCATGTCAGGAGTTGCGCTAGCGGGCATAGCACGGCCAGCTTTCGACATATTAATTGCTCTGCGGGACATTCCCATGATTATTTCCTCTTGAACTTGCGACCCTTGTCAGCCTTCATGAACTCCTTCCCAACCTTCTGGGGGACTCCAAGACGTTTGGCTGCTTTCGGGTCGTTAGCAACCAAGGCCATCAAACGATGTTGTTTACCCGACTTGCTTGGCATTGTGATTCACCAATCTGTCTATTTTCTGCTCCAGCCGGTCAAGCCGGTCAAGAAGCATCTGGGCATCGGCTCGGACTTCCGCACGGGTGACATGATCACGAGCCACTTCTTCTCGGGTCTTGTTGAGGAGAATCCCCAAACGTTGAAGTTCGGCAAATTTCTCTTTCACAACAAAACCCAAAACGGCCACGATTCCCGTAAGAACCATGTTCCATACCAACATTTCCATCTCAGCAGTTCCATGCTCGTAAGGACTTGTTGATACGACTGTTGGGATCATTGGCTGTCTTGGCACTCGTAAGCTTTTTCTTCATTCCGGTCATTCTCGCGCAGAATGATTTCTTACGAGCGCCACCTTCCGGCTGCGGACGTTTCAGCCCCGGCTTACCGGGGTTAGCGCGGTTATAAGAAGCCCGACCTTTGGCATTTAAGCCGCCAGCAGGGTTTTTGCCTTCTTTGCGCTGCCAAGCCGGAGTTTTAGCCATAGATCACCATCGTCGAGACTACGGCTGACGGAGCGATATAGATGTTCTCTTGAAAGAGAAGACCTTCACCCGGCATCAGGACGTAATCCGGTGCGCTAGAACTAGCAAGAGTGTTCACGGTAATCTTGACCGGACCGCCCGATCCGCCATCGCGAAACACGACTTGCCCAGCCGAAGAGGTCGGGATGATGTAAATCGCTTTCACACGCGAACGGCCAATAACAAGGCTATTCTGGTCCAACAACTGACCTGCATCAGTGCGGACCTTACTAGCAAGGACATCTGTTTGCATACCCATCTGAATCTCCTGTAATGGATGAAGGGGGCTTGCGCCCCCCTACGAAATCTTACGGAGTCAGGCTGGAATACAGCGCGATGTACTTGACGGTCGATCCAATCTTGACCGGGATATAACCGGCTTGAGCCGAGACCGCGCCCGTGGCAACACCGGCAGTGATCGTGGTCGTGCCGACAACAAGAGTGCCCGTTGCAGTGACCGTAACAGCGGCCACCAAATCGCCAGCGATATCGCCCTCGAAGCCATTGTCAGACTTAACCGGGCCGGAAAAAGTAGTACGTGCCATTTCAATTCCTCACATGCGAGTAAGTGTTTACCAGTCTGCATGTCGTCAGTCGGGTCTGTCTGGTAAACGAATTTTTCCCGATAACGACTGTATATCACCAAAAAAGAGGGGCTACAAGCCTGTTTAACTTGTAACCCCTCAATGCTAGCCCTCTAGGGAGAAAGCTATCAGGACGCGCCCGGCGAACCGAACATGCCCAGCGGGTCCGACCAGCCGAAGCTATAACGCTCGCGGCTCTTGTACCGGACGTTGCCGGTGTCGAAATCGCCGTCCATGCTGTTTTGCAGCGGGGTACGAACGAAGTGCTTCATGCCGTTCGGAACGTCGGTCGTCAAGAACCAAGCGTTCGTGTCGGTCAAGAAGTGGTTCACGGTGTAACCGCCCGGAATCGAACCCATCGCCTTGAGGGCGTTGATGTCGTTGTCAGCGGTCGCAACACGGAGTTCCGTGTCGAGGAGGCGCTTGGCAGTGAACATCAAAGCCGGGGGAACGATGAGCTTGCCGGGCTTCGCCGCGATCAAGAGACCACGCTCGTCGGTCCAACCAGCGATCTGAATGACAGCCGCTTCCAACGAAGTTTCGTTGAGGTCAGAAGCCGTCAAACGGTTGCTGTTGGTACCACCCGAGACAAGCGGATGCGAGGCCGAGAACAACGGCTGTCCGTCACCGCCCGTGTAGGACGAGGAGAAGCCATTGTTAAGGACCGACGCCGCCTTGACTTGCTTCGTGTACGCCATAGCGCGAGCAAGAGCCTTCGTATAACGCTTGCTGAGCGAGTCGTACAGGTTGTCTTCAACCGCCTCTTCCGTGATGGAGAAGCCGAGAGCAATCGTCTCGTGGTTGTAGCGAGCAGTCCAAGCTTCTTGCGCGTTGTCGTACGCAATTGCGGCACCTTCGTTCTTCACGGGGGCGGCGCTGAAGCCGGAAAGCTTGGTCTCTTCTTCGAAGGAACGCTCGGAGGTCTCAGTCTCGTAGATCTCCTTGTGCTCTTCGCCATAGGTCTTGTACTCAAGGCCGAACAGGGCGTTCAAACCCGGAAGGAGTTCCTTGAGTAATTGTGCGCGTGAAATAGCCATGTCTTAGAACTCCTATTACAGGCCGGTCGGGTTGTTGTAAGCGTGACCGCCCTCAAGCGTACCGGAGTTCACATACGGAGCATTGAACTTAACGATAACTTCAGGGTAGTAAACGGTGCCGCTGACATCAAACGCGGTGTCCGGAACAACGTCGATAATACGCAGCGGAAGCGAATTGGTCGTGCTGGCCGAGGTCACGAGGACGCCCTGCTGGGAATCATTCGTGGTCGTGTTCAGCGTGTTCGCAACCAAAGCGACGTTCAGACCAACATCTGAGTACGTGAAGCCCGTCGAGGTCGAAACCACGAGCGAAGCAGTCACACCCGCCACTTGGAACAGGGTGTCCGGATCTTCGACCACGTACGCAACAACGAACGTGCCCGCCTTCACCGAAGTGCCCGAAATCCAAGCCTGCGAGTAGGTCGGTTGACCCGTCACAGAGGACACAAACGTGCAACCCAAGAAAACACCAGCAAACCCACGAGTGGGAGCCGTGCTCTCTTCAGTCGTCACAGCAACGGTGCCGTCGTTGACAAACTTCAGCGGGTCGCCATAGCCAATGCTCGAAGCATTAGAAGCAATACGACGCTGACGAGTGGCACCGGCGAACACCTGACCGCCGATCAGATTGATCGGCTTCAAGCCATACGGCTTGCTAACGGTAGGATAAGCCATTTGTTACTCCAAAAAAGAAAGTTACTTGCCCTTACCGAATGAGACCGTCGTCTTTTTATCGCTAAAAAGAGGCATACGTTCATCATTCAGCCTCATAAAGTTGTTGTCTACCGACTGCAACTGAGACTGAGCTTGCTTCGCGTAATATTCATCACGCTGCTTCATCAGTTCAGCCGGAGCCTTGCAGAGCAACAACCCACCGATCTCGATATTTCCACTAAATTTGGAATTCGGATCGGATTGCATCATCAATTTAGGCTGGTCTTCGGCCCTTACAGGCTCCCAACCTTCCCGGAATTTTGCAGAGGTATTAGAAGGATCTGCTTGTCCCATAATACTCGTGCGTATCCATCGGAACACCCAACCGTCTTGCGGCTCCGGTTCAGGGAGCGTCTGGGGCGGGGTCCATTGTTGTTTGCGCTTGGTGCCTTCTCGGTTTTCGGCTTCTCGCGCCAATCTGTTATCAGCCATTGTTGTTCTCCAGTTTCATGAGTTCACGTGCGTACTGTTCATTGCTCAAACCAAGACGTTTAGCAAGAGCAACTTGAGTTGTCGTCAGACGAATCTGGCGTGGTGCGGTTGTCCGCGTCACTGGGGCAACTACATTGGCTGCTTTTGTACGAGTCGGTTTCTCAACCTCTCTCGTTTGATCGGCCTCTCCTTCGAAATACTCAGGAAAACGCCTACGCATGGTCTGGTCAATCTGCTTGTAGTATTCATCACTACGAGGATCAACCTTCGCCCTGACCAATTTTTCGTGCAGTCCAAGTGCGAGGGCGGTCATCTCCTCGTCTGTTCCAAACCACGTATTACTCTGCCTCCAAGCCTCTGCCTTCGGGTCAACTGGCGGGGCGTTGTACTGTGGCTGGTTTTGAACCTGCTTATTTTCATTATTTACGCCTAATTCAGACTCTTGTAAAGATGGTCTGAATTTTTCTACCTCACGGAGCCGTAATTTGGCATCCGTCAGAACCTCTTGGGCTGCGGTAATAGCCTCCGCATCCCCCGATTCATAAGCCGCACGGAGTTTATCCTTTGCCGAATTAAGTTCTGTGTTAGCGGCTTTAGTAATCTCGTGGGCGAATACCCGCTCCCCAGTACCTAATCGCTGCTTTAACTGGCGATTTTCTTCGTACTGAGCCTGTGCAAAACGAAGGGCTTCTTCCTTCTCACGGGCTGCGGCTTCTTTAGCACGACGCTCGTCGTGGTAAACCCGCTTCATCTGAATCAGCTTGTTTTTTACCTTTTCGCTGTATTCATCAAGCGAGTCATTTTCCAAATCTTCCACCACCTCCTTGGGTAGTGGAGCGCGGTCCCGGTCCTTAGTTGGGGTATCGTCTATAACTTGTATATCTAACGAGTCCCCGGAATCCTGTTCAGAAGACGCTTTCGTCTCCTCAATCTCGTCCGGAAACTTAAATTCCTGCTGTTCAGCCATGATAATTACTCCTTATGCTCGTCGGATTCCACGGGGGTCTTCAACCACCGCTTCCACCGTATCGTCGTTAATGATGCGGAACTCTCGACCGTGGATGACCACACGGGTGCCTGAATACGGACGAGTCAGAACGAAATCGCCCTCTTTGCACCACGGTCCTGTCGGAAACCGATCCTTATCCTGATAGCAGAGGTCTCCCATCTTCACGACGAACAGAACCACGGTGGTCTGCTCCTCGACTCGTTTGGTGTCGTCTGCTTTGATGATTCCCCCATCGAACTCCTCTTCTACGTGCGGAACCGCACACAGAATTCGGTAGCCCTTGGGTTCTGGCAGTAGTTTTGCCTTCGCGGCCTCTTCCTGCGTCTTCTCTACGTCGATGCTACTCATCGTTTTGTTCCATCCTCTTCACTAGGTCTTTAATGTGGTTTTTAGCGAGGTCTAGACCCTGTAATACCCCGCATAACCTCTTGTATTCAGGCTCGCTAAGCTTGCCTTGAATTAGTGTCTCAACAATCAATCGACGCTCTTCTTCAAGCTTAGAGTCGAGATAGTCGAGTGGTGTGCTGTAACTCATTACTTACCTTTGCCCTTCGGCGGTCGTTGGCGGTCCTGTTCCGCCATAGCTCTGTCTCGTGCGATAGACGCACCCAGCTTTGCCCCTTCAAGCTCCATACGCTCTGAGGCTTCGCGGATCTTTTGCTCAGTGAGACGCTTCTCCTTCGCCACATCAACGCCAAGCTTCGCTCCTTCAAGCTCTTGCCGCGAGCGAATCTCCATCTCGCGAAGCTTGATCTCGTCAGCTTTGATGGCAGCGTCAATCGCCATCTTCTGCGCTTGAGTCTGACTGCTCTGCTGCATCTTCTGTGCTTCAAGCTGCATGTCTTGCTGCATCTTCTGAGCCTTGAGTTCCAACTCTTTGGCGCGAAGCTGAAGCTCCATCTGCTGCATCTGCACGAGCGGATCTTGCTGTTGCTGGGCAATCTTCTGCGCTTGAGCCTCGGCCTGATCCTTCTGGAGAAGCTGACCTGCTGCCGCCGCTGCAAGCTGAGCAATCTGTGCGGCAACTTCTGGCTTGATCTCCGGACGGTCTTCGTCGTCCTCGGTATACGGCGGAAGATTGGCACCCAACTGCTTTTCGATCTCTTTGCGGTACTGGAACGCCACATGCTCCATCACGTGAGCAGCACCTGCTGCCATGATGGCTTGCGCTTGCGGGTTTTGCCCCACGACCTGCATGATCTTCGGGTCTTGCATCGCAGCCATGTGCACCTGCAAGTGAGCCTCGTGATCCTGTTCGATGAATGCTTTGACGGGCTTGCCCATCAGCAGATTCATATTCTCCGTCACCGGATCAATCGGCTTCTGATCGTCCGGCATCGGTATTATCTTGGCAGCGTTCTTAATCCCTAACGTCTCAATCATCTGACGATGCAGATACGGCATGTCGTAAATCTGCGGATTGGTCTGAGATAACTGAAGAACGGCTTGGTACTGCACAATCTTCTGCGACATCGTTGCCGCATTTGGATCGCTGACCGGGATCACATCGACGTTATCGTAGTCAGACTTCTTAGCCTTCTTTGAGCCAACCTCTGGCTCATAGCTGTACTCGTCCGGCGTGTTATCACGGATGATGGCCGCAAGCAGTTTGAACTCCTGCTTCATCGCGTAGTACACACGCGCCTGCACAGCCGACATCACTTTGAGGACGCGTTCGAGGACGGCAAGAGTTGTTCCCACCGGAGCCTGTGACGACATATCCGAGATCTTGAGATCCGACACCGCAGCGAAACGACGGCCTTCCTCCACAACCTTGTCCATCAACATGGCAAGAGTCTGGCTCGGCTCTTTGTAGGGCAGCGGGAGAATGTTGTCTCGCACTGCGCCGCTCGGTACGTCTACATCTCGCCACTCGCCGGGAGCAATAGGCGTATCGTCTCCCTTAATTCGCAACCCGCGCGACTTGAGACCACCCGGAAGGTTGCTGAGTGTTCCTGCGTCGATAAGCTGGCGAAGAAGTGATGTAGCTGCTTTAGAGTGTCCGCCGATAAGGTGGATGAGACCAAAGTAGTAGAACCCGAAGCCGGGGATGTAACCATAATGAACAAAGTGCTGTCGCTTGGCTTTGAGGTCATCGTCTTCTCTCCAGTTCCTGCGAATTGCTAGAACTGTTCCTGTCCCCTTCTCAATCGTCACCACGTACGGCAGTGCAATCCCAGTCTCGTGATTGTCCTTGTCCACATCCGGATAACCCGGCAGGTCGAGGTTCACGTGCATCTCAAGCAACTGGAACCGGTCGTCCATCGAAGCCGAGAAGCCTTGGTCCTCTGCCTTCTGCTTCTCCACTTCGTCCATGACACGAACCGGATCACCCAAGTCCACATCACGATAGAACCCGGCGTACTGAAGCTTCTTCAACTCATTCTTCGTCTTACGCATACGGTGCGTAACACGCTCAGCCGTTTCTAAGTTAGCTGCGCCGTACGGCACGATGATGTCTTCGGCTGGGATATAGACCGCAGTCTGACGGTCGAGGCTCGGGTCGAAGTACACCTTCTTAAAGGCGTTACCCGCCAAAGCCAAAGAAAGAAGAAGCCGTTCATGCTCCGGGCGATACTCCGGCATCTTCTCAGTCAGCTTATAGTTCATGTCATCTTGGACACGAATCGCTGAGTCGCGCTTCTCCGGGGTTTCTTTGCCGATGATCTTGGTCTTGACCGGACCCATCGCAGGGAAGGTCTCCATGATCGTCTCGGACTGAAACTTAACCGCCGACTCCATCAGAAGAGGATGAAAGACTCCGCATGCACCCGGCCACGGCTCTGTTCTTTCCTCGTACCGGATACCTAGAATCTTCAAGCCTTTCACATATGTGTCGAGCCAATCTTTGCGGGAAGAGAGGTCGCCTTCGTAGTTCCCGATTAATTCGGAAGCAAGAGTCTGCAACTCGTTCTCTTCCATGTACTCCGCGAGGTTGGCATCAAAGTCCTCGGCTCGCGGCTCACGCTTCATTAGCTCGACAACAACACCGTCCATATCGACGGATACGCTCTCGGGGTCTTCGATCTCAATCTTGATCGGCTCTTCGTCTGCGGCGAGAGCTTCCATCCCCATAGGAGCCTGCATTAAACTTTTATCGACGGCCATTTAAAATCTCCTAGTAATACGATTCGCGCCTGTGGCTCTTGAACCATTTAATCGGTTCAGGCTCGTCAGACGGCAAACGGAGGAAACCACCCTGCCGGAAACGAAGTAGGGCTAGGGTAGTCGAGTCCACCAAGTCGTCATTAGACCCGGACGGGAAATCATTACACTCTTCAATAACTTCGTGCGCCCACCTGCGGTCAGGTGCCCAGACTATACCCGCCGCAAACAAATCTGACACGGCATTTACGCGAGTGATCTTGTCTTGGCCTTTGCTCGGGGTAAATTCCGATATCGGAACACCCATCCTTCTCATTTCCTGATAGAGCGCCGCACCGTTGGATTTCTTTTCCACAATGAACGTGTCCGGGTTCCACTCCCGGTACTCCTCCAGAACTAATGCCTTTAGCTCTGGGAACTCTAATCGTTTCTTAATGCTGTTCAGGAGGATGATGTTGTGGTTGTTGGTCTCTTCATTAAAGAAGACACCCCACGTGGTCAGGGCATTGAAGTCCGACCGGTTGGTTTTCTCCTGAGCGGCGTCGAGCGACATAATAATGTGCTCACAGCGAGGCGGGTCGTCCTTCTCCCATATCTGCCACCACTCCCGCTTGATCAGAGCGCCTTCTTCCGAGGTCGGCTCCTGCATGTACTGGGCTTGCCAGTACCGAACGTCCATCGACGCCTTCTTGGAGAGCAACTCTTCTATCGTCCAGAACTCAGGCCAGAGCGGCTCGTCGTTCAGGATGGCTGGGAACTCAACCACTTCCCACTGATCCGCCTCATCTTCGCGGGTCATGTGGTCAATAATCTTGCCGGTCAAGTCCATCTTCGACCATCGGGTCATCACCACGATGATCGCGCCACCCGGCATCAGTCGCTGGACCGGACCTGACTGGAACCACTCCCAAGCCGGTTCAAAAACGTCCGCACGACCCTGCTTGGCTTCCTGCTCCGAATGAGGGTCATCAATAATAAATAGATCGGCACCGCGACCAGCGAGAGCACCGCCCACACCAATAGCAAAATACTCACCGTTAAAGTTAGTACCCCAACGGCTAGCACTTTTAGAGTCAGCTTGTAGCTCGACGTTAGGGAAAACATCACGGTAACTCTCCGATCCAACTAGGTTTCTAACTCGCCTACCAAAATTGACAGCCAAATCGGCTGTGTGCGAGGCCATAATCACTTTTTTCTGCGGGTATTTACCCAAAAACCACGCCGGAGCGAGGTAAGAAATCATTTCTGACTTGCCGTGACGGGGTGCAATGTTCACGATGACCCGTTTTTTCTTACCGGCAGCGATTTCTTCGAAGATTCTCGCTAATTTCCGGTGGTGCGGACCTACTTTGTAGCCCGGATACACGTGGCTAATAAAGTCTAGGAAGGAATCCTTTCCTAAGCGTTGTGTTATCTGTTGCTGATAACTCTTCAATAGCTCAGCAACACGCCGTTTCTCCTTGTCCGGCATGGTTGGCAACGCTGAGCGTAGCTTTTGTAGGCTTTCAGGCGTTAATTGGAGCATCGGTCTGGCTTATAACTTTCACTTCGATGCCCTCTAGCACGGTAAGAAGTTCTTTTTCGACTTCTTCGATGGGTTTAATGACATGCGTTATTTCGCTACGCCGTTTAAATGCATCAATACCGTCTACTTCACCGAGTGTTTTCAAGGCTGCGACGCGAACGCGAGGGTCTTTAGCCTCTTCGATCTCCATCACAAGCTTGTTGATGATGTAGTTTTTCATCTCTGCCAACTCATCTACTAGTTGGCAGTTCATGTTCTGAACCATACCGGCCAAGTAGGCGACGGTTTCGTTCGGATACTTAGCAAAATCGACCTTCTCTCTCGGGTTGAGCAACATACTTTTGCCCAGTTCCCCGGCTTCTTTAATGTGTTCTTGACTGGCTGACAGCGGTTCGTTGTTGATATCAGCTAGAAGCTTAATAGTTCTTGCCCGCATCTCTAGCTCTTCATGCGCGGTGAGCGGAGGCAGGGCTTCGGCTGCGTTCTTAGGCAGCGGGATGCCGTCCTCAATGTCGGGAAGAATTGTCTCCATTAACTATAGATATAACAGAAAAACCGCATGGTACCAAATTGATGACGGGGGGTGTTTCTATA